CTGTAAGTATCCTAGGTGGTGCAACATTACAATTAACTGGTCTAACAGGTGGTGCTGATACAGGAATAGTAGCTGGAGTTGTTGACACAGAACCAACTAAATTTATAGTTGATGTATATACTTCTCCTGGTATTTCAGGAACACTTACACACTCACATATGATTACTGAATCTATTCTTTCTAATCCTAACACAGATTTCACTGGTGGTAACGTAGCAGGTTTAGGTGATGCAAATGCACCTCAAGGTTCTGGTTTAGGTGGAGGTATTACTGGAGGATTACAAACATTTGAAATTTGGGCAGACAGACTTAATAGTGCTGCATTGAATACTGCTGCATGGCAAGGTACAATTCTTGGTGAGTGGAAATATCGTTTAACAGGTAGCAATTCGTATTGGAATGATCCTGATGATAACGTCACTGTTGATGTGAATATGCAGTATGCTAGTGGTTCGTCTGGAACAGGTAACGGTATGATATTAAATATTACTTTAACACCTTGGCCAACTTTAGATGCTACTCCTGTTGTAACTGGTGATACGAGAGTAAGGATTAATTCAATTGTCAGTCCTGGACAAAATTATAATGCTGGTGATGAACTAACATTCCCTGTTTGGCAATCTGAATTTGGTGGATCATTCCTTAGAGTCACTGCAGTTTCTCCTGCTGGTACTGGTGGTGCCGCAGGAACACTTCAAGTATCATTCACACAGAATGATATATTCATGGATATGACAGAAGCTGAGTTTAAATTGACTAGTAACTTCAAAAAACCAACCCCAGATGTTACAATGAGACCACAACGACAAGTCCCAATAATAAACCCTTTCCATAAGACTAAATATATGATCAAAGCTTATTAATATGACTGAAATTCCTGATTATAGACCACTTGAATTGATGCTAGACCCAAAGATAACCAAAGTCGAATTCGACGACTTTATTGGTGTGTGGCCTAATTTCATGCCAAAACCATTATGTGATAGTATCATTGATTACTCTAAGAAGATTTCAGATATAGGTTGTACTGTTAACTATGAAAATGCTGATTACTTATCTGATGGGGAAACAGTATATAAATCAGAAGATTTTTATAATGGTGCTCTTAACAGACAAGATTTTTCATTTCTATTAAACTATTCAAATAGAGAACTTGTTATACAAATCAATCAAGTTCTCAAATCATGTGCTAACCATTATATAACCCAGTATCAGGCATTAAAGAAACAAGCATTGACGTCTGTTGATATTAAGGTACAACGAACTCCACCAGGCGGTGGTTATCATCTATGGCATCATGAAAATGCTGACATTGCACATTCTCAAAGAGAATTGGTGTGGATGATTTATCTAAATGATATGCCAGATGGAGAAGCAGAGACTGAGTTTTTATATCAAAGACGTAGAATCAAACCAACTGCAGGTACTGTTGTTGTTTGGCCTGGTGGATTTACTCATACACATAAAGGAAATACAGTCATGACTCAAGATAAATACATAGTAACAGGATGGTACATCAAAGGTAAGTAATTCTCATGGCATTTCTAGAAAGAAAACTATTACTTGAAGCTGATTTTATAAATGGAAGTTTCTCTAATCATGATACAGAAAGGTTAGGAGCTATAGCAGTACCAAGAACTCAAGTGGATCAAGAACTAATTACAAAGTTTTTTGAAACTAAAGTTGATGATTTCTGGCACAGTGATAAAGATCAACTTCAATACATTCAGTTCTTTAATGATGGCACGTATTTTTGCCAAAGAGTTAAAACTATATACAATTTCTCTAATAACACATCATATCCTAGAGCATATAACTTCACCTCAGCAACAAAGCAACAATCAGAAGAATTTTATACTAAAGTTAAAGACTTCTTTACTGTTGCTAAACAAGTTAAAAGTCTACAGGTAGAAGAAAAAGTATACAAAATTGATAGTGAAGTAGTTTTCTGGGAGGAGAGATGGCGTAAACTTCGTAGACAGAAAATTAATATGTTATCACTATCTGATTGGAGGGTATTGCCAGACATTACAGAAAAGTATACAGGTGAGAAAGACGACTGGGTTGCATGGAGACAATGGTTAAGGGATAAATCATTACCATCACCAACTGATGCTCAGTTTGAAGGATCAGGTTTAAAGTATTTTAAGTATACATTTGAACTTAAGTTCCCAATTGACCCATCAAACTATAGGAAACTATATCCAAATGGTAAGTTGGATGATGGAGTAACAGATGCTCCTGCATTCATGGATGAGAATGATGCTAATCAGTGGGTTGAGACTCAGGGTGAAGCAAGTAATGATTTCTGGAAGAATAACGAAGAGAATCTAAAGAGACTTGCTCAACGTGGTGAATCTGCTTCAAGGAAAGTCACAGATACTGTTCTACAACTGATGAAAGATTTGCATGTTGAGGATCTTGTTCCAGTAGATTGGGATAAGTTCTATACTGATGAATCTGAACTATAAAGAGTAACATGAATAACTACAACACTTTCTATCTTGATAATTTCATTGAGAAGTATGCTGCTCAATTGGGCAAGCCTGTACTATATTTAAGATCAACTGGTTGGAATGCTAGTTCTGATGTTGATGCCATCAATACATCATACACCAAGTATCAAGGCATTCTACCAAATGATTTATGGACAGCACTAAAGAATTCAGAGTTTGTATTTTCTGAAATAGATGATGATGTTGCTGATACTATAGATTGGTTAGAGGATAATTTTCCATCATCACAAGCATCAACTGCAATACCAGAGGATTATATATTTTATTCTCTTGTTAATGCAGAAGGACAACAAATTGCGAGCAACGAGTAATGATCTTTACCGAAGACTATAATATTGCTGATAAGTACCGTCTATCAGACGGGGAGAAGGTATCAACCGTTGAGATGATGCCTGCAAGGTTTACTAGTCTCGATAGTTCTACGTATGGTCCTGTACTAGATGATGCTGTTAGATATGCAATTAACAAGTATTTTCATTTTGAACTACCTACTGTCAAAGATCCACATTTAGATGATGATAATGATTTGTATGTCTATCACTTAGATGGTGTGTATCAAGAGTTCTTTTGTAAAAAGTTCTATGAATATAAAAGTGTAGGAACCAATCCATATCTTTGGAAACTATTTGCTGATGGTATTGGACAACCTAAGATTAATGATGTAAGACAGAAAATAGATAAATTTACTGGTGTTACTGATGAAACATGTACTTATTTTACTGGTATAACACTGTCACCAACTGGTGATCTGATTAGTATTAGAGTATATGATTCACTGTATGATCTATCAGAAATAGAAGGCAATGACTTCTTAAGTAGAGTCAATGATATTGCTTTAACATCTAACGATCTTGGATTATATCGTACTCCAATATGCAAAGGATCAATTGATGTTTATCCTGATAGTGATTTAATCACATATAGATTGAACTTTAAGTATGCCAAGTTATTTGATGGGGATTATGAAGGTAAAGGAATTATAAGATACACACCAAACTTGAAAGAATATGCAAAGTCATATCTAGATTTACTGTCACGTGATGGTGGTGTACAGGTATTAACAGGAGATCAGGTGGCATTCATTGAGTCTAAACTTGTGGGTGAATCATATTTCAATTTAGAGTATGATGTCAACCCTGATGGGACAGTTGCTGAAGTGTATGCATACATCAACACAGTTCATGAATTTAAAGACTTGACAACTCAGTAATTATTTGGTATGCTATAGCATAAGAATTTTATTGGTATGGAATTGCCTGACCAGAATCTATTGAAACATCTGCAGATACAAGCGATGCTACGTGAGAATGAGTTTCCAGAGGATGAGTTGAAATATCTGGGAGAACGTGATGGTCAGCACTACTATCTTATAGCAGGTGAGCACGAGGTGCCAGTGTCTGATATAATTAGTTGTGATCAGATATCATCATGAAGAAGAAAATAGCAATAGTAGGTGCTGGTAATGCTGGATGCATAACTGCACTGAATTTTGGATACTACGGTCAGAATTTGTTTGACATCGATATGTACTACGATCCAGACACTCCAATGGAGAGAGTTGGACAAGGTACTACTCCTGATGTGTTGTCATTAGCAGCTGCCAGTCTTAATATAGATTGGTGGAATAATGATATTGGTGCAACAATCAAGACTGGTATATTATATGAGAAATGGGGACAGAAGCAAGAGAAATTTTTTCATAAGTTTTACATGGATAATGTTGCAATGCATTTCCAGACACATGAATTATCAAGAAAGGTTAGAGAATCACAGTATGTGAATGTAATTGAGAAGAATATAATAGATCCTGAAGCAGAGATTGATGCTGACTACATCTTTGATTGTAGAGGTAGGTCTGGTAATGATTATAATGAATATGATACTCTCATCAATCCATTGAATGCAGTTCTATTATGTAAGCAAGGTGGTAGAGATCCAGATCTAACACATACTAGATGTGTTGCAACACCTGATGGTTGGACATTTGTAATACCAAATCATGATAGTGTATCATATGGGTATCTTTACAATAATAACATAACATCTAAGGATGAAGCAACATTTAATATGCATGAGATCTTTAATGTAGTTCCTGATGATTATCTAACATACAGAAATTATGTTGCTAAGAGTATGTGGAAAGGAGATAGAACTATACTTAATGGTAATAAATTTTGTTTCTTAGAACCACTGGAAGCAACGTCAAGCACATTCTATAAGTATATTGCTTGTCATTCATGGGAACATATTGTAAATGATAGACCAAAATACATGTGTGATCATAGTGTAAGCACGTGCATGAAACGAGTTGAGACATTTGTTCTATGGCATTATCAGTTCGGATCTGCTTATGATACTCCATTCTGGCAGTATGCCAAGAGTCTACCATTTGAACCAGATGTGGATTTCCGCATTTTTAGTGAGCAGTCTTTACGAACAGACTATCCCGTGCTAAACTCCAAAGAACACGCAAAAAAAGAGTATGGCATTTGGCCATTAATGTCATTTAAAACATGGCATGATGGTATGAACCCTTAATACATATGTTCCAAGTACATGATGATTGGTTGCCAATCGATGAATTCAAACAACTGTCTGGTTTCATCCTAGGTCCATATTTCCCATGGTATCATGAGAATAATGTGGCACTACCCAACACTAATGAGGATGATGTCACTTACAATCATTACTTCACACATAACCTAGTCTTAGAGTCTAAGGTTTCACATTTACATGAACCAATATGGAAAGATCATTTCCAGAAAAGATTCATGGACATCAATATTATTAGGATGAAAGTTAATTGCTTTCCTGCTACAAGTCAAGTGTATGATCATCTCACACATACTGACTTTGACTACCCCCACAAAGGTGCATTACTATGTTTGAATACATGTAATGGTTATACTAAGATAGGTACAGTAATTGTACCATCTATTGCTAACAGGATGATCTTCTTTGATACATCCAAACCACATAGTTCTACTACCTGTAGTGATCAATCAATGAGATGCAACATAGTAATCAATTACAACTAAAATGGATTGGAACACTACTACTAAAGAAGAAAAACGACGTGATGCACTTGGTCTCTTGATTGAGTCATTACATAAACCAGACTCTAGGTTACGTGGTTGTGCTCACAACCAACAGTGTTACCATGAACTTATGGAATGGCGTCAAGAAGTCCTTGATCACCTAGAAACTCGTCGTAGAGAGGAATTCTCATGAACAGACCTGTATTAACTAATCCAAATTATGTACCCGACCAAGAGTATGCAAAACAACGTAAGATCCGTATGCAAGACGCTATCGAAGATTACCTTCAGGATGAAACTATCTCGTCACGAGGAATATATGAGGAGATGTTATCTTGCATCGATGATGTAAACTCTGATCGTGCTGATGAACTTAGGTCATTAATGCATGGTTACTTACAAATGAAACAAAGTATTCCTAGTAGGTACTAATGAACAAAAAAACAAGACTTCTCCAAGCATTAGCACAAATAAATAACGTCACGCAACTCATTAAAGATAATGAGTGGGAACACCATTTACAACAACACCTATGTGTGGTAGAATACGAACTCCAACGCCAATTATCCCTGATCAACGAAAATGAAAGAGGAAGATTTCAAGTCGGCAGTACAAAACTTTTTGATGCTGCAAAACAACAACGATCACAACTTTCAGATTCTGCAGAAGCAGATTGATAATCTTCAGAAACAACTGAATGATCTCAATGATCTGAAACAAATGTTCAGACTACCTAATCCAGCAAATGCTAACAGGAAGTTATTCGATGAAGACAAATCAGACACGACTGACGAAGAATGATTTCTCACTCCTACTACCAGTCATATGGCGTGACGTTGTAGGTTACATTTCCTTTATTGATGATGCTTATCTTACAATATGTTTCATTGATCAACCCCTTCCTAAGAGTGCAAACTCACGTTGGGGACGCCATTACGCATCAATTCTAGTATACCCTAATTATTGGCATGAAATACGCTGTCGTTTGGATGAAAAAGAAGAAGAAAGGCACATCCCGCCAACAAGCGACCTTCTTCAATTTGGACGATGCCGCTCAGTGGGAGCAGCACATAAACAAAACAGAACACGCAAAGACTAACATCATCCCTATCTTTAATGATTAATGTATGTTGACCCAACTGCTATTGATATTATACTTCCACCTAATATAATTCAGTATCTTGATGATACCTCAATATTTAAGAGAGGTAGGGTGTGGGGTGATAAAGAAAAACATATTCGCTCTACTGATATATGTTTTCGTGATCAGTGTGATTGGGTTGGAAGATTCTGTAGGGATCATGTACAATCTGTCAATGATGATGTGTATAAGTATCAATTGAATGATGAATTTCATAATAACACTTATCAGTATGCACACTATCATGTGAATGATCATTATGGATGGCACATTGATTACATACGTGCTGGTGATAAAAAGAGACAATTCCCTCGTAAACTATCATTCTCATTATTATTGAATGATGATTATGAGGGAGGAGAGTTAGAATTTGTTCTACCTCAGTATGGTATGGAATTGAAATGGAATAGAATAGCACTAGAACCAAAGGCAGGTTCATTGATAGTATTTCCATCAACTCTAGGTCATAGAGTTAAACCTGTAACTAAAGGTATCAGGAAGAGTATTGTTGGGTGGTGTATAGGTAACAAATTTACGTAATAAAATGAATTTATTCCCAACTCTTGTTGTTGATGATTTCCTTGATGATCCTGATTATGTGTACAACTTAGCGAAGAATGCTGAGTACAATGATCAAGGTCATACAAATCATCCTGGTGTAGTATCTAAACTTAAAATACATGATATAGATCAGAAATTATATGATACTATACTTCGGAAGATCATTGGATATTATTGGGATCTAAGATATCCTGTCAATTATATGGTTGACATGGAGTTTCAAAAAATTCAATCTAATGATGATGGTATACTTAATAAAGGTATCATTCATGTAGATTCTACACCACCAGGTTCAGCAATTGCTGCTGGTATAATATATTTGAATGATGATGCACCAAGAGATACAGGAACATCATTCTATAAACTAAAGGATAATAGTTATGAGATAGGTGAAAGGGCATTGTTAGATCCTATAGCAAAGTATCATGCTGGTGAGCATGTAGATGGGATTGAAAAGATATGTCAGGATCACTATGATAAGTTTGAAGAGACGATGAGAGTACAGAATCAGTACAATCGTTTGCTCTTCTATTCTGGTGATGTATGGCATACTGCCACATCATATGATAATCAGACAAGGTATACTTTGAGGTTTTTTATAGGTCAACTTCAATCTAACCATCAAACCTATCCATTGTCACGATAGGTGTGCTACATTAAGAACTGTCACACACCCCTTGACAAATATTCAAACCTATGTCATTATACTTACAGGAAAACAAACGAGTTCCCAACTAGACTGACTTAGAAGCAGTCACATGACCGTTGGGGTAATGCATTGACCCTTAGTTTTGTTTTCCTCCACCAATTTTTTAAACATGCAAGACACTATTCTATTTGGAGATTGTCGTGATACACTCGATGCTTTCTTACCAGAGAGTGCAAGGATGTGTGTTACTTCGCCACCTTACTATGGTCTAAGAGACTATGGTGGTGAGGATGACCAGATAGGTCAAGAGCAATCACCAGAAGAATATGTTCAAGAGATGGTACAGGTATTCCGCAAGGTACGCAATGTACTCACGGAAGATGGTACACTATGGTTGAACATTGGTGACAGTTATTATAATTACAGGAAGGATAGTTGTATACCTAAGCAGACATTCTCTGCTAATAGACAAGACCTACCTAAGACTACACCAAGAAGATCCAACAAACTCCAAGGATATAAGGATAAGGATCTGATTGGTATACCATGGATGCTTGCATTTGCATTACGTGCTGATGGATGGTATCTAAGACAAGATATTATATGGCATAAACCAAACCCTATGCCAGAGAGTGTAAGAGATAGATGTACAAAGTCTCATGAGTATATCTTTCTCTTGAGTAAGAGTAAGTATTACCACTATGACAATGAAGCAATCAAAGAACCAGCAAAAGACTGGGGAACAAGAGACAGATCAAAAGGAAAGTACCACAACGAAGGAACAGGACTCCAACCGCATTCAGGTCTTACGAAATCATATACAAAACGCAATAAACGCTCTGTCTGGACGGTAAACAAGAAACCAGACAAGGGAGCACACTTCGCTACGTATCCTGAAGAACTGATCAAACCATGTATCCTTGCTGGTAGTGAAAAGGGTGATACTGTACTTGATCCATTCATGGGCAGTGGTACAACTGCAACAGTTGCCAAATCACTCGATAGACACTATATTGGGTGTGAATTACATGAGAATTATGGTGATCTAATTCAAAAGAGAATAGAAACACTTCCTGTAACCCCTTCAAAAGCGTCTACAAGCATCCTGAACCACTTATGATTGAACAGACTACCCAAGTTGATCTAACTCCATCTCAGATCCGATTTATAATGGATATGATGATGCAATCAGATACACAACCTTTCTACCACAAATTCGTGGATGATGGGATACTATACGACCAGTTATCAAACTGTCTACCATCACCCCCAACTGCATCAAACTGATGTATATTAATGAAGTCGTCAAGGAACACACCATGAACCAAGTCACTTCAAGAACAAGAAGTACATCCAATGGTAAGATCATTGTGTGTCCTTGCTGCAGTCAACCATCCAAAGTATATCACTTTGCATGGTCAGCACTATCATGTGTTCACTGCAACGAATCTATTAACAAACTCGATTGGTTTTTACTATGAACGAAGTAATGTTAGATCGCTGGTTACTCCAGAATCTAGACAACGCAGAACAAGAATGGCAGAGTGACACTCCATTCTTAACTAACGATATGCCACAAGAACAATTGTCACGTGAAGCATTGGATCTTCTGCGGTAAAGGTGCGGAGTGTGCCACTTGAATAAGTGTACACTAGTGGTTGTTTCATACCACATTCCGCGTTATACTTAATTCATCAACACAAGAGACCTCATGACCACAACCTCATTCGCTGAATACTCCGCATCTGCTGAAGCAAGAAAGGAGATCGCTGCTAATGTACTCATTCATACTCAAGAGTTATGTGATGCACTCAAGCAAAACTACATCAACTCTTGTATTAGCAGTCATGAGAGATCAATTGTTCAAGATGGTAACAGTAAGTACCACGTTGAAAGAATTAATGAACTTAAGTCAGGTGTATGCGACTACGACTTCGTTATAGAGTCTGGTCGCAAGTATCACAAGATCGTGATGGTTAACAATCAGCGTAGTGTTCACGCATTCATTGATAAGAAGTCTGGTCAGGTGTACAAAGCAGCAAGTTGGAAGTCTCCAGCAAAGCATGTACGCTATGATCTCAGACTTATCAAAGATCGTGAGTATTTAATAGCAAATGCTGACTGGGCGGGTGGATATCTCTACATGCGTTGACAAACGCTCTAATACATAGTATACTTTACTCACTTGCTTCTCTCATTCTCATGACTGTTCCCAGTTTTTATATCGTTGCTGATGGCAACGCATACGCAATGGAAGATGATGGTTATATGTTCGGTGCTCCAGTTTTTCAAGACAACACTGTCGATTGGGACAGTGCTTATGATTTTGAACCATGTGAAGAAGATGTAGAGTATGTTGCACATATGTGTAAACTACTCCAAGACATCAAATCACTTCAAGTAGAACACACTAGTGAGGTTTTCTCAAAATGAACATGCTTCAAGAACACATCAAAGAGTACATCAATCCGTACCCTAATAGATACTCTCGTGGACAGTTTGAAATTCGCATACTACCACGTGAAGATCTAGACTATGAAGGAGAGCAGAAGTATAGGCGAATGTTTAAGAAGTTTCCAAATGACTTCGCTGCTGCTGCTGCATCTCTACTCCCTAAGGATGTATCATTCATCCAGTATGACCACCTCACCAACATTCTATTCGCTGAAAAACTATGAACAACGAAGACACACTAAAGATTTCACAACAACGTGACGAAATCTACGTATGGGTAACAAATCGTTTCAAGCAACTGATGGCAGAAGAGAGAGTTGATGATGCACTCATACTTGCTGATGAATTCTTTGAGTGGTTAGATCCTAACCAATTAGAATCAGAAGAAACCCTATTCAGCGACTATGGACTCGGACAATTATCAGATTAGTGATGCAATGCGTTATCTAATCATTGATTACATGACTGCATGTAATGAACAGAAACACGCACTAGCAGAAGAACTACTCCAACAAATCAAGGAGCAAGGTAAAATTGACCAAGAAAACTCATGATCGAATTTATTGACGACGCTAATGGCATCAAAATCAACTGGGACGAGAACGACCCCATCGAAAAGGTCTTCAACGACTGGTCGGAAGACGACTTCATCGACGCACTCCGCAAAGACTGCTTCTACATTCTCAAAGAGCGTGAAGAACTTGAGTTCTGGGATCCGATCAAGATCAACCAAGAACTCCTCAAAGAGGACTACGACTACAACGGTCGCCTCAAAGTCATCGCGGAAGAAGAAAGTAAAGGACAGCGTACCAAAGGTAGTGAAGTCGAGGAAACTTGAGTTCTTCCCACATCTCCCTAGGTTTCCGTATGCATTCTTTCCATCAAAGGAACATGAACACCATCTTAATAAAGCATGGTTCGATGACCTTGATAGGATAGAGGATTGGATAAAGAAACAAAAACTCAAACAGAATGAGTATGAAGCATACCATTACGTTGGTAAGAGGAAATGAAGAACGCATCTCTCAATGATAAAGAACAATTCTTCAGAGATCTAGAGAACTGGCAGCAAGAGTATTCTA